CTTAAATTCGTAAGGTCAAGGCTCGCATTATCGTGAACCTCTGCCCAGCTATTGCCGTCAAGATTTAGCGCGCCTTGTTTCCGCACGTTTTCAAATAGATTCACGCCCGTGATATCGCGGCCCGTTGTTAAGCCTTGGGGGAGTAATACGTCCGCAGTAATTTCCGACGTTCCTATATTACGCAAGTAAGGTTGTAAGGTTGCACTTTTGGTTGCTTGCGCTCCCCAAATGTATTGCCCTTTATCGGTTCCCGTGTACGTTTGGAAACGGCTTGCAACATCCGACTGAATCAAAGTTATAAAGTAATTGAATGACGTTGAACTTGTGGTTAATTTACCGCCAATGCGGTACCATCCATTTCCAGCATCTTCAATGATTAATTCGGTTATATCGCTTGCATTACCAGTTGCGCCCGTTGAAATATTAAAGTTCGCATATCTTGAGGTATCGCCACCCGTTGAAAGTTGAACCCAATCGTAATCTCTTTTTTTGACGTATGCTGAAATGAAATAATCGCCAGCGGTTACCGATAATGTTTGCGCTAAAAAGTGCGAATCGTTCGCCGTGGTTTCTACGATTTCCGTTGCCGTTGCGCTTCCATCGGGTGCAATAAATGAATCGTCCGTAATGGTTACCAATCGGTTTTCACTCCAAGATGCCGTTTCAAATTCTTCACTCTTGTCAATGTAGTTATGCGACTTATTCCAATCAATAACCGCCGTCTGCGCTACTGGTGCGCCGATTCCGTGAACGTACGTTGCGCCGCTGATTGTCCCGTGGTTTCCGTTTCCGCTCCCATCGTACGCCGTCGTCCCCGCGCCTTCTTGCATTGGTAACCATAACTTTAAAGCGGTGTTATCCACTCCAGTAGGTACGACCTTTTCGGGGTTGTTGTATAGGTCGGCCACTTGTGCGGCGGTTAATGCGGTGTTGAAGATTTTAAAGCCAGCGATTTGGCCGTCTAAAAAAAGCGTGTTATTTAATTGTCGGTTGCCTATTCCTATTTCGGTAATACTAACCGAACCTAAATTGATAGTTTCGGAATTAAATAAAACCCCATTAACATAAACATTTGCCGTTGTTCCGTCGGTAGTAAAAGTATAATAATTATACCCATTTTGAATAACTCCAGTAGAATCAAATGTTGCGCCGCTTGTCATAGCAAAACGAAAGCCATTGACACCACTTGTTCCACCAGTGTGAATCAATAAATCCAAAGGGTCATTTCCTTCGCAAATGAATTGAACCGCGTCGGTGCCTAAATCATCCCAGTTTAAATAAAACGAAATACTCGCCGTGTTACCAGTTAATGTAAAATCGCTTAAAAACACACTATCATTAACCCCATCAAAAGAAAGGGCCTTCCCGCTGAATAGTTTTGCACGATTGTAGGCCAAAGGGCTTTGGTCATTGCCTCTCGGAAGAATGGGCTTATTTGTTCTTGTTGTACTTGTTGCCATATCTTATAAGTATTTTATATCGTATAAATTATTAGACTTCCCAGTTAGCATATTACTAACGTATGAACGAGATAAACCCAACGCAATAGAACACTTTTTTAAAGAGTCAAAACTTTGATTTAAATAACCGCAGTAAACTGCGCGTTTAGATTTTGCCCAAGCCTTTTTTAATGTTTCTTTATTATTAGGGTCGTTCTTTTTCGCTTCGCTCATTTTACGTTTTGATTCTTCCGTGTGAGTCTTTCCGTAAAAAGCGTTATCCTCACCTTTGTGAAGTGTACGCATATAAGCAATAGATTCGTCCGTGTGTTTACTTCCTAATCTTATTTGTCTAATCTTTTCCCGTGTTTCTTCCGATACTGGTTTATTCTTTTTATAGTCAATACTTGGTGAACAAAAATTAACTTGATTATAAGATTTTTCGTCGTTTCTCGCGTTCAGCGTTTTCAATACAAAATCTTCTAATTCTCTAAATGATTCACCTTGGTAGATGATTTCGCGAGTGAACGATTCGGGTGTTTCTTTATACGCTTGTTTAAAGAGACGGCCGCTTCCTATATATCTATCGTTAGGCTTGCCTTTATGACTACCTATATAGTACATTCCGTTAGTGGTATTTACCCACTTGTATACAAAACCTTCCATTAGTTGGCCGTTCCGTTATTCCCGTTCCCACTTGAGTCCGGCACGCTTGTACCGCTTATATCATCCAAAGAATACCACGCTTGTAAGCCGTTTGATTCCGCACCGCTTAATGCTTCGTAGCTTTTCCACATCACGGAATTAATCTCATCGCTTGAAAGTGCGCGGTTCCATATTGCGACGTTGGCGAGGTTGCCGTCTACATAACCGCCAAAATTTGAACGGCCAATCCAAACCTCTTGATTATAATATGTAATTGTTGCGTTTGCGGAGCTACTCACTATTAAACTTCCGTCTAAATATAATTTTTGAGAGCCATTTACAAAACTTGCGCTTACATAATACCACCTTGAAGGACTGACTGCAGACGGAGAAGATATTTGCTCAAACGAACTTCCGTTGTTGTTCCAACTAAAAATGATGTATCCACTACTTGAAATTCTTAAATGTTGAGAATAATAAGGGTTTGTGTGACTGGTGAAGTCATAAGACCAAACAACATTTTCAACTCCTAATCTGTCAAGATAAAACCACGCGCCAATAGTAAATTCTTGCGTATCAAACGCCGAACCTTTGCCGTCGTCTTTAACTTGTATATAATCACTCGTCCCGTTGAATTCGGCCGAGCCTTGGGCGGGGAAGCTTAGCCCCTGGGTAGTAAACTTACTCGCCATAACTAACCCCTCTTTTATAAAGTTTAAGCCTCCGCTTAGTAGGCCTCTGCGTAGCAGGTAAAAAAATTGAGCCTTTCTCATTCATTAGTAGTATTTAATATAGTATAAACTTAGTACTTATTTACTTCTCTTTCTTTTGTATTATATACCAGTTACTGTCGTTACCAAGTAAGGTAATACCGTCGTAGCTGCGATCCATTATATAAGATGCTTCGGCGTCTATACGCTCACCGCTTTGGGGCGTGAGCGTTATAGTCTTATTAGCTAGTATAGTATCGTCGGTTTTAAAGCGCATTATTATTCCGGTCTCAGCTGCCGGAAGGTTTACAGTATAGTTACCATTAGCACCACTGTAGCTTATAAAATTAAAATGATCTCTAGCGCTTATACTCTCGCTGCCTCCTGGGTTACCCGTAATTTCGTTAAGCGTTACGTTCACCCGGTCAGTAGTAGTAAACTCCCCTACGCTCGTAGTAGCTAAAGTACTGTTACCCGTAACCCCTAGCGTACCGCCTATCGTTTGGTTACCCGTAACCTCGCTCGTAGTTACTGTAATGTCTACGCCGTTTATTACTTCGTCCGTTCCCTGCTGGCCGCTTACCCTTCCTACGAAGTCGGCACCGCCGCCACTACCTACTGGGCTGTCTATAGTAATGTTACTTAAGTCCTTTTGAACCTTAAACCATTCGCTAGACCATTCGTCCATATTAGCGTTATAGCTTCCGCCCATAGGAAGCCAAAAGGCCGACTCGAAGCTATACCTTACCCCGAACGGGTAAGGCCCTACAATCGTACCGTTATACCTTTCTATAGGTTTTTTATGCAGCGCTAGTACCTCATTTGTTAAAAGCTTTAGTAAGCTCGTATAACTGCCGCTATTCCCTCGGCGCCATTGCGTAGAAGCTACCCAGGCGCTGCCGTCGAATACGTAAAAGCTGCCCTGCAGGCCTAAAGAATCGCTTACCCTTAACTCGCCTAAATCTAGAATAAGGTTACTATTTATATTAGCGTCCGTATTCGTAGCGCTAAATACTGTAACCTCGCTTATACCTCCGTTACCATTAAAGTAAGTAGCTGTAACTTCCTTTACTTGGTTGGTCTCGTCAAAGTATACCGGGATAGCTTTTACTGTATTATTAAAAGCGTCGTAAGCTTGGTAGTAGTTTACGTCTAGCTGCGCGTCCCCGTCTACCGGTAGAGGCGGAGTAACTAGGCTAAAGGTGTTACTTAAATAAGCACCGCTCAACTCGTTTCTTGTTGTACCCGCGTCTATGTGGTAATAGCTTGGTGTAGTAGTCCAAGTTGTAGCGCCGTATAACGGCCCAGCTCCAGGGCTCCAAGGTCTCTTAAGATAGTAGAAGGTTCCGGGGTTGGCCGCGTCTTCTATACGAAGCTCTAGCCTCCATACCGGCTGCCAATGATTTAAGACTACCGTACCGCTGTTACCGTTAGGGGTGAGCTGCCAAATAAGTAAGCCCGTTACTTGGATTTGGCCGTTATTGTCGTCTACTACAAAGCCTAGATCTTGCCTGCCCGTTGCACCGGTGTAGGTCAATCTATTAGCTAGTAGGTTATTACTGCGCTCCTGGTTGTAGCTTACTTGTACTTTTTTTAGTGCAGGTAAGAAGTTAAAGCTGTTACCCGCTAGACGTGCCCCGCCGACGGTTGTACCGTCGAGGGTTACGTCGTCGCTAACAGTAGAAGTAAAAGCTTTAGTGCCGTCCTTATAGTAGGCGCTTATAGTTCTAGTGGTTACGGTACGCTCTAAGTATTGCTCGAAGTAGTAAACCCCCTCGCGCTGGTAGAACCTAGCGCCGAAGGCTATACAAAGCTCTTTAAGAATATCTAAATAGTTAGAGTAAACGTAGGTACCGTCTTCTTCTCTATCTGCAAATACTAAGGCGTTAAAACGCGTTAAAGTAGTTACGTCGGTAGAAGTGTTGTACGTGTGTTGAGTGTCCCAAATATTAACGCTAGTAGCGTACAGTAGGTCGTCGTCTGCGTATAAGCTGTCTATTCCTATAGCGTCTGCTGCACTCTCTATAAAACTCTCTAGGGTTACATTACCCGTAATAGTATACTCTTTATTAGCTAGGTGCCCTATACCGTCTACAGCTGTAATACTAAAGACGTAGGGCTTATGCGTATCTTCTATAGTTACTAGATCCTGCATAATAATACCAGCCCAGTAAAGCTTTAGCCCGTTATCCGGCGGTAGCTCAGTATCGTAAAAGTCAAATACTAGCCCGTCCTCTACCGTGCTGCCCTCTCCGTAAATACGTAAAGTAAAGCGCTCCTCTTGGTAGTTGTTAAGCAGGTTTATAAACGTGTCGAAGCCGTCGCTATTGTTATAGGCGCTTATCGTACAGTTAGAGCCTATAATAGGGCTTACTATATCGTCCGTCTCTCCGCTGTAGTTTAAGGTAAACCCATCGCCCGCAACAGTAAAAGCCTCAGCGTCTCCGCTAAAGCTGCTGTCGTGGATCTCTATTTTAAAGAGCTTATCCGTTGAGCTGTGAAATTCACTATATAACCGTAACCCCATATTTAAAAACCTCTATATCTGCTTCGTGTTCTTCCTGCTTTCTCGGTGCTTAAGAGGATGTCCTGGCCGCTTAGGCGTCCGTACACCTCTACAGCCCCACCGGCACCGCCGGCTATTTGTGGGAGCTTGCTAAGTGGTATTACTGCCTCGCTCTCGCGGCCTTCTCCAATAAGCGCAAGCGTTGGCCCGGTAACTATACCACCCTCTGCTAGTCCCGGTATACCCATAGCTGGTAAGGTTACGAGCTTCATAGCTGTACCTATACTTTGTAAGCTAGTGCCCGCTAATCCTCCGGTAGCTAAGCTCAATACTACAGCTAGGATAGCCGCTACAGTAACAGCTGCTAAAAGCTGGGCTATTATACTTTGAATAGCTTGGCCTAGGGTTTGCATAAAACTAGTAGCTAATAGACCTACGGCAGCGGTTAAGGCTTCCGTCCTGCTAGCTCCCTCGTCTACCATATCATTATACAAGGTAAACGCCTCGTCTACACTCATAACCATATTAGCCATAGCACTACCGAAGCCTTCGGCGATTTGTCTACCTAAACCTGCGGTTAAGTCTATAGCTTGGCTTAGAGGTGCCGATAAATCATTTAACCCCCGCTTGTATCTTGCTAAATTATTGCTATGTACCTGCGTAAAGCTATTATCTAGTAATTCTTTTACTCTTTTTTGGCTAGGGTAAAAATCTACATCTAAAGCTCTAGCTACAGTTTTAATAGAAGCCTCGTACTTTTTAGTAGCCTTTTCCCCTTCTTCGGTTGTTTTATTATTCTCGCGCTGCGCGTCTTGTATTTTATAAATACCTTCCCTAACTTTTTGGCGTTCTTCGCGAAGCTTGTTTAGGTGTTTTACTAAATCTTTATAGCGCTGGGTTTCATCATAATCGAAAAACGGATTACTATAACCGTCTTTAAATTTCTTTATAGCTTTTAGCTGGTTGCCTATAGATCCAGTAAGCAGGTCGAATCTGCCTTGTAGCTCTTCTAAACCTTTCTGCTGGTCTTCACTACCTACGGCTTTATCTACGGCCTCTTGCGTTAAGTCTACCTCTTTGCGTAGCGCTAAATACAAAGCTACTACTCCAGCTATGGCTATACCTAAAGGCCCCATAGCAGCAGTCAAAGTACCAAAAGCTAAAGTAAGGGAGCCTACAGCCGCAATAACTAAAGGTACCATAGCGAGTAAGCCCGCTAGTATAACTTTATTATAAAGCTGGGCGTCGCTCATTCCGCTAATGGCTTTCGTAATCTTACCCATAGTTTCGGTAAGACCTTTAAGCACATTCTTAAATATTTCGTTTTCGGTAATGGCTTCGCCTAATTCAATAAGGGCGCCCTCCGTTGCACTTTGTAAAGTCTTAAAGGCTCCGGCGGTGTTATCCATCATTTCCTCGGCCATAGCTGCCGCGGCGCCTTGTGCATTTTCGTAGCTAGTGGTAAGCTGGTCTACGGTACCCATCTGCTCAGTAAGTACCAATAAAGCACCCTTAGCCCGTTCGCCTACTAAGTCGTTAGCTTCGGCTAGGTTGATGTTTTGGCTCGCTAGCTCTCTAAAGGTTTGGCGCATTGGCTTACCTTCCTGGTGCAGCTCGCTAAGTATCTTCTTTAAAGCGGTTCCTGCTATAGAGCCCTTTATACCGTTGTTCGCTAGAGCTCCCAGCATTGCGCTAGCCTCCTCTATACTTACGCCGGTAGCCTTGGCAATAGGTGCCGCAGTCTTCATAGCCTCGGCGAAGCTCTCCATATCTAGGGAGCTGGTCGCGAAACTCTTAGCCATTACATCGGTAACTCGTCCGGTCTCCTCAGCATCTAAGCCGAAAGCTCTAAGCGAAGATCCCGCTACCTCAGCAGCGCGTCCAAGCTCGGCCCCTCCAGCTTGCGCTAGGTATAGGGTGCTCTCGGTAACTTTGTCTATTTCGCTAGCGGTAAAACCAAGCTTAGCAAATTCGGTTTGTAGACCGGCTACCTCGCTAGCTGTAAACGTAGTAGAAGCCCCTAGCTTTTTTGCTTGGGCCTCTAATGCTTTAAATTCTTTGGTAGTGGCTCCCGATACGGCTTTTACCTTACTCATCTCGGCCTCAAAGCCGGAGAAGGTTTTAACGGAAATAGCACCTAAGCCAATAAGCGGAGCAGAAATACTACGGCTTAGGTTCATTCCTAAGCTTTTCGCTTGTGATCCAAAGCGGCGCATTTTACTACCGGCTACCTTTAAGCCTCTAGTAAGTCCGCTAAGGTTTGCACCTATCGCAATGTTAGTACTTATATTGCTCTTTTTTGCCATTTCGCTAGTATTGCTTTAGCTTCCGCTTTAGTTAGTTGTGGCCCTGCTTTTTGTGTAATGTCCCAAGGAAATTTATAGAGCTCCTTCGGTTTTACTCTTTTGCCTTTAGGTAGCTGAAGATTTACTAGCGTTACCGTTTGGCTTCGCATTACCTCCCAAAGCTCGCGGCTCTCTGCTTCCCTCTTTTCACTAAAACCCGCTACAGCATTATTAAGGCTGCGCGGGGTAAGGTGTAAGTACTCGCTGTAATTATAACCTAGTAAGCCTAGAGCTATCTCTTCGCAGCGGTCAAAAGTAAGAGGGGCTTCGGGGCCTTTCGGGCCCCTAGCCCCTTCTACTTTTTTGCAGGTGTAAAGCTTTCGGTAAAGATTGCTAGCACTTCTTCTAAAGCTACTGGGTTGTCGTCTAGCCAGTCGGCCACCTCTTCCGTAGTAGCGTTAAACTTTTCCCCCTCTACTCTAGCACCTTGCTTAAGCCCGGCTTTAATAAGCTCGATAGCTTGGCTTAGTGTTAGGCTGTCTCCGATAGAATCCAGCTGCGCTAGGGTGTACCCGGTAGCGTCCGTAAATTGCATTAGCGCGGCGAAGCCGAACTTAACTGCTCTCTCTTCCCCTCCTATTTTAACTCTCTTTACCATTTGCTTTAAGTGTTTGTGTTAGTGTTTATTACGCTACTGTAGAGTACGTAATAGCTCCCGTAAGCTCGAATGTAGCCGAGTACGTTACGTTATCTTCCATTCCGCTAGAAACCTCTAAAGAGGTTACGTAAGCTGAAGCTTCCCAGTAGTGGTCGCCCGATACTTCGGTAGAAAATTTTACTGTGAGCTGTGAGCGTCCGCTCCAAGCTGTCATAAGATCATCTACGCCGTAAGCCGCATCTTCAGCGTAAAGTGCAGATACTGAGATAGTACCCGACTTAGTAGCCTCTAATAAATCGCGAGTAGCGCTAGAGTCTTTAGTAGTTGCGTCTCTCGTGTCCATAGAGAGAGAAATAGAGCCCTCGGTAGCGTGAGCTATTAGAGTAGCGCCTGCATAAACCCCTAAAAGGGTTCCGTTCATAATTCCGGTAGTTGCCATTTTTAATCTAGATTATTTAGTTGTTCTTCAATTATTACGGGGGCCTCGGCCCCAAATTCTACAGCCTTACCAG